TGTGGTAAATTCTGCTCATATTCTTTCTTTATACAACACTGAAACAAAACGAATAGAGGATATTAATGTTCTTGATTACATTAATAGCCCAAACAAAGTAGTCTACAGAGGAATTCGTGCTGTAGCTTACTTTCCTAAAGGAAAAACCTTTATTGCTCCATATTTTTTGGGTTTATGGTTAGGTGACGGAGATTCTAGAGATACACGCATTACTAATATAGATGAAGAGATTATTGATTATCTTCATGAGTATGCTGCAAATTTGAATATGAAGATTTCTACTTACTCTTATTCTAATAGAACTCCTTCTTATTCTATTACTAGTAAAGAAGATTCTACACGAAGCTATAGTAATCAACACAGAGTTAATATAATTAGAAAAGAAATGGAGCATTTAAATCTGTTTGGAAATAAACATATACCAGAAGATTATTTATGTAACTCATATGAAAATAGAATGCAGCTATTAGCAGGATTAATTGATAGTGATGGGTCACTTGATAAACATCAAGTACGCTATGAAATTTCCTGCTCAAACAATATCTTATGTGAACAAATAGTTCGTTTAGCTAGGTCATTAGGTTTTCAAGTTACCCTCTCTAAAAGGGTTACTTCCTGCAACAAAAAAGATTTTGTTTCTAATAGAATAGTTATATATGGAGAGATTTGGAAAATTCCTGTTCGTGTGACAAGAAAAAAAGCTCCTAAAGGAAACATAAAAAAGAATCCTCTTTTGTATAAAATAAAAGTAGAAGAAGTTGGATTAGGAGAATATTATGGTTTTACATTAGATAACAAAGAGAAAAGATTTTTACTTAAAGATTTTACAATTACTCACAACACACAAATTGTTGCAATGATAACTGCCGCACTTATGATAATACTTCCTACATTAGCTGATAAATACCCAGAAAACTTTTCTATTTTTCAAAAAGGTTTTTGGGCAGGTTGTTTCGGTCCTGTAGGAGAACAAGCAGTAACAATGTTTGATAGGATTTATGAAGTATTTACTACAGATAGTTGCAAACAATTATTTATAGAAGAACTAAAAATGCCAATTCCTTCTAGGGGTGGAGCAAGAGGAAACTTAATAAGGCTAGGGAATAAATCTTTTGTAAGATATATGTCTGGTAGTAAACGAGCTAAAGTTGAATCTAAAACATACCATCTTATAATTCTTGATGAGTGTCAAGACATAGACTCATTTAAAATCCGTAAATGCTTTGCTGAAGGTACAGAAGTGTGGCTACCAAACGGCAACATTGTTCCTGTTGAGCAAGTAGTAAAAGAAAAGCTAGATGTTATTACACCAGATGGGCCTAAAACTCCTACCGAGTGGTATGATAACGGTGTTCAAGACGTGTGGAAGATTACCACTAATAAAGGAAAGACAATAGAAGTTACAGAAAACCATAGATTCCTTGTCCGTAGAAGAATAGGTAATAGACAAGCAAAAATAGACATACTTAAAAACATAAAGGTTGGTGATGCTATTGCTGCACCATTAGAAGTTCCTTACTTTGGAAATAAATGGACTTATAAAGAAGGATTACTAACGGGCCTTATGCTTGGGGATGGTTGTTTTACTGGTGGTCAACCGCTTTTTTGTGGTTTTAGCTCTGTTATTGATAAGTTAGAGAAGCTTTTATTACATGATTGCTCGCTTACAAAGCAAGAACCTAAAGAAAGTGGTCTTATTTCCTGTGGAATTCGAGGAAATGGTACAGGAAATCATGTAACAGCTTTTTTCAAAGAGTTAGGTCTTTGGGGGCATAAAGGAGACACAAAATTTATTCCTGCTGGTGGTTCAAAAGAATTTCTTAGAGGCATTATAGAAGGGCTTATTGAAACTGATGGTTGTGTTCAAGCGAATGAAATATCTTTTGCAAATATTTCTGAAAAACTTGTTAGAGATTTACAAAATAATCTCCTTAGATTTGGTGTTCATACTTTTATTACCTCTCATATAAATAATGGGAATTTTGGCAATAAACCAAAAAGACTCTGGGTATTACATATAAAAGACTCTGCCTCTATTATTAAATTTGCTAGTAATTTTAAACTTATAACAAAGCAAAATAAACTTAATATTTTAGCAGAAAAAAAGAAAACTAAAACACCAAGATTGCAAGCTAAAGACAAAAGACGAAGCAATGATTCTAGGTTTGTGTTTGAAAAAATAAATAATATAGAATATATTGGGAAGAAAAATACATACTGCTTAACAGTAGAAACTAATTTACTAGTTGCTAACGGATTAATGCCTGGGCAGTCGATTAATCCAATGGGCGCTGCTGTAAATGCTACAACAGTAGCCACCGGTACTCCTGATGTTTATATTGGATACTTCTATGACACCATAGAACAAAACAAATCTTTTGATTTAAAAAACCCTTCAGCTAAACAATCTCATTTTGAAGTAGACTATTCTATAGCCCAAAAGTATAATGCTTACTATAAAAAATATATTCAAAAAGAAACAAAACGTCTTGGTTTTGATTCAGATGAATTTAAAATGGCTTACAGACTTATTTGGCCTATTACAAAAGGTATGGTATTTACTAAATCTCAATTAGAAGAAAAATGTTATGATAAGTCATTAAAAATAGTAACAACATGGAAGGAAACTCCATGTATAGCTGGTTTAGATTTAGGAAAATCACAAGATTCTACAGTAGTTACAGTGATTAAACCAATTTGGGGAGAAGAAGATGAAGAAGGTAACATGCCTAAAGTTCTTTTAAATTGGTTAGAAATAGAAGGGGATGAATGGGAAGACCAATATCCACAAGTAATAGAATTTCTTAGTAACTACAATATAGAAACATTAATTTGTGATACTACTGGAGTAGGTGACCCTATTAGAGAACGATATACAGCATTATTACCTAGTGTTAATGTTGGTCCATTTACTTTTAGCCCTAGCTCTAAAGACAGAGGATACAAATATTTAATCCAAGAAATAAATAGTAAAAGATTAGTTATACCAGCACATTATTCTGTTAGAAAAACTAACAAGTTTAAGAAATTTGAAAATCAAATGACAACACTCAAGAAAAATTACAGTGGTAAGTTTCTTAATCCTTGCCCAATAGATAAGGATAAAGGGCATGATGATTACTGCTTATCTGAGGATACCGAAATTCTTACTGCTAGAGGTTTTGCAAACATAAATGATATTCAATATAATGACTTAGTAGTAAATTATAATCTAGATGGTACTTTATCTTACTCTAGCCCTAAAAAAATAGTTAAAGATGTAAATCCAGAATATATGGTGTCCTTAGAAGGACCATACGTATCTCAGTTATTAACTAATGACCATAAAATACTATATGAATATTTTACAAAAGAAAACGGAATAAATTGCTATAAACAAAAAATAGGACTGTCACAAGACGCTCTTTCTAGAATACCTAACTCTACATTTAGATTAGTTTGTTCTGGTATACAAAATCAACCAGAATATCCTATTTCTGATGAAGAAATTCAGTTAGCTGCTTGGATGATTACAGAAGGATGGATTAGTAAGTCTAAAAAGTGGAATGATGCTAGATATCAGTTAGGGCAATCTGAAAAAAGATATCCTGAAAAAGTTAAAATTATAGATTCACTTGTAGAAAAGCTAAGATTATCATATAATAGATATATTCGTAAAGATGGGCTGGTTATATGGCAATTCAGAAAAGAAAACAAGCCTTTCTTTGATAGCCTTCTAATAGAAGGAGTTCACACTATACCTAGAAGGTGGCTTGCATTTTTTAGCCAACGACAATTACAACTTTTATTAGATACTTTAATGCTAGGAGACGGTACTATCTCTAGAAATACTTATCATACTAAAGATAAGAAACACGCCGAAGATATTCAGGAATTAGCTTTTAGGGTAGGAAAACAAGCAAGTATTAAATTCCAAGAAAATAAAAAGGCTGGAATATATAATGTTTATATTAGAGACAAGCATATATTTGGAACTTTAAATAAAATTTCTAAGGTGGAAAAATACAAAGGAAGAACATGGTGTGTCACAGTAGACTCTGGTTTTATAGTGATTAGAAGAAATGAAAAAATCTCTATTACTGGAAATTGTGATTCACTTATGTTAGCAGTTTTTGGTACTTATTTTGAGATATTGCCTGAAATAGAAGTGACTCAAAATGATATATTTACACCACCTAGAAATAACGCAGAGCAATTATTTGGAAGAAACTATAGTAGGGTTCAAAAAACTTCTAGATGGTAATAATGAAGGTTTAAGTTTAATAAGCCGATATATAAGATATATTATTTATGAAAGGGGGTGTTTAAAATAACATACTCAGTACCCGGCAATTTTGATAGTCAAGTATATTCTAGCACTTTTTTTGCTCAAGTATTTAATTTTGGTCCTGACCATTCTGAACGTGTAACTAAATATCAGAATTGTTGGGATTTTTACGATGGCAAACATTGGACACAAAAAGCACCAGAAGGTTTTGACCAAGTTACAATTAATTATTGCAAAATATTCGTTAAAAAATTAAGACGCTTTGCTTTTAGAAATCCTTGGTCTTTAGCTTTTAGTGAGGAACAAAAAGATGATGGTATTGATATATGGGTTAAGGATGTTTGGGAGGCTAATAATCTAAAGAAAATAACTAATTCAATTGCGGATTTTGGTGGAATTTTTGGTGATTGGTTTATATATCCTCAATGGCTACCATCTAATGACGATGATATAGACAGAGAAAAAATAATAAACCCCTCTGATGTTAAATTAGTAGCTTTAGACCCTAGATATGTGTTTCCTCAATATAATACTAAAACTGGTGAAATGGAGTTTTGTATTATATTAATTCCTTACCAAGATTTTACATTAGTTGGAAATCAAATGGAATTAGAAAATAGAATCTATAGAGAGATTCACACAAAGGAAAAAATATTTATTCAAGAATTAGATGAAAAAAACCAAATTATTGAAGATACTGTAATAGATAATCCTCTTGGTAAGATATTAGTAGTTCATGGTATTCATCAACCTAAAGCTGGAAGCTTTTTTGGTTCTGGTATTATAGAAGATTTAATAGAAGGCAATAAACTTTTTAACGAAAAGGTATCTGATATTTCAGATATTATTGATTATCATACTGCTCCTATTACTATAATTTATGGTGGCAAAGCAAGACAACTTGAAAAAGGAGCAAATAAAATTTGGTCTGGATTACCAGCAAATGCTAAAGTAGAAAACTTAAAAAGTGAAGGAAATATTTCTGAGGCTAGAGATTTTATAAAAGATGCTAAAACATGGATGCATGAATTAGCAGGTATCCCAGAAAAATCTTTGGGTGGGGAAAGAAAAATAAGTAATACTTCTGCTACTTCTTTAGCTATTGATTTTGAGCCATTAATTGAATTAGCCGATGATGTTAGATTTTACTTTGAAGATGGTATTAAAAAAGTTAATGAGCTTATTATTGATATAGGTTTATATACAGGAGCTATTAATTCTAATTTAGAAGGTATAAAATTGTATGAGCATCATATAGAACATGGAGCATTATTACCAAGAGATAGAAGTATTGATTTAGCTGATATATCTACAGAACTTAGTCTTGAAGTTGAATCTAAAAAAGGTGCTATGGAAAGACTTGGTGTTCGTAATATAGAAGCTAAAATTCAAGAAATAAGAGAAGAACAGGAAGAAGATGCTTCATTTAATGAAGAACTAGATTTAAAATATTCTCCTAATGAAGAAACTTATGCAGAACCAGATGTATATGAAGTTGAAGAAGGAAACACAGAAGAAGAAAAACAAGCAAGAAAGTCTATAAATAAGAATCCTGTTGTACATGGGCAACAAGTAACAAACGAAAATATTAATAAAAAAGGATAAAAACAGATTATAAACCTACTAAATTTAGGTATAGAATTAAGCTATATTTAAAGTTCTGTTTTACATGGTCCGATATATAAAGTATAATACTTTAAAGTAAAGGGGGTGAAATGGCTAGGGGTAGCTTTAAACCTGAAAAACCTGCTAAAAACACAGAGAAGCAAGGTGTTTTTAATAAGGCTTTTAATGAATTAAGACCAAGCGGATTAGATGATTCAGCTAAAGATAATGCTTGGGCTAAAAAAGTAGTACAAAGAGATTGGGAGAGTCCAACATCTGAAACGGATGACCCTAATGATGACTTAGAATAAGAACGGAAGGAGTGAGAAAAAATGAGCGATGAACTAGATAAGGAACTTACGCCGCAAAACGATACAGAGCAAAATGAAGAGGAATTAGAGAGTAATGAAGAGTTAGATGGTAAAGATGAATCTCAAGACGAAAAGAAACCCAAGAGTAAAAAAGAAGATTCTAAAGAACTTGATATAGAGGCTCTTAAAAAAGCTTTAAGAGAAGAAATTATGGAGTCTGTTAGAGTTGAAGAAAAAAGTAAATTGTATCCTTCACTAGAAAAATACAAAGAAGATGCTAAAAAAGCAGAAGAAGCCAGAAAGTTGGCAGAAGAAAAGTTAAAAGAGTATGAAACTACTAAATTAACAGCAGAAGAACAAGCAACTTTAAAATTGCAACAACTAGAAGAGTCTAATGCTAAACTTCAGGAACAATTGGACAGTATTATAGAAAATGCTAATACTAAAATTAATACTCTACAATTAGAATTAGAGAAGAAAGAAATACTAGCACAGTATGGAGATGAGATAATTTCAGCCCTTGTTACTGGTAGTACTCTTGAGGAAATACAGAAAAGTGCCGAAAATGCACATAGAGAGTATATTTCTATTCGTGAAAAAGAGCTTGCTAAACTAAAAGATAATACTAAACAAAAAGATAAAATTGGTACAGGAATATCACCAAAAAATGATAGACTTAATGCAGGTGTAACCAAAGCTGATATTGACAAGATTAATGACCCTAAAGTTTGGGAAGCTAATAGAGAGAAATATTTACAAGAGGCTTTAAAAAGATTATAATTATAGACAAATAGGAAAGGGGGTGAATAACTAGAATGACAGACCAATTAACTACTGCTCTTGCATTAGATGGTACTGGTACTAATAGTCAAAACATTAGACTTTCTGATGTAGTTCTTACTATCTATTCGAAAGATATTATGTTTCAGGCTCAACCTGTACTAAGATTTGACCAATTCGCTAAAGTAAAAACCGACCTTTCTGCTACTCCTGGTAAGCAAATTACTTTCTTCAGATATGATAACCTAAGTGCTGGTGGACTTCTAACTGAGGGTGTTGCACTTTCTACTCAAGCACTTGCAGGTTCACGAGTATCAATCGCTGTATATGAATATGGTAACGCTGTTGC